TACAACCTTTCTACTTATCATATCCTTTACAGCTTTTTCTGTATTTTCCTCTACTGGTTCAAGATCAACAATTTGAATTTTGGGTTTGCCATTTACAAAAATAACATTAAGTTTTTTACCTTTTTTAGCCAACATCTGACCATAAGTGGCTTCAAGCATTTCTTTTTTAGAAAACTTATCTTTAATTCTTTGCCAGATACCCTTAGCTTTATTATGAGCAGAAGGATCTTTTTTAGCATAAGAAGGTTGACGAGCAGTATTTACAGATACTTTTTTACCAGTTTTAGCTTGAATAACTGCACTTTGTGCAGCTGCAATAGCAGCTGGGTTTTCATTGAGTTTAGCTTCTTTCTTTAACCGACTTTTTTCAGCTCTTCCTCGATTTTTAGATTGTGCCTCGAATCCCACGATTTTTCCCCCTTTGTGTGATGCGTCTTTACCATCACCATTTCCATAAGTACCTTTCTTACGATTGTACTTATTTAATTCAGCTCTGTATTTCTTAGCTTTCGTAGAAGATTGAAACTTCTTATACTCAGCTTTATAATCTCTCTTTTTAGCTGGCATTATCCTCTCAGTATATCGTTGATAACTGCTTCGACTTTACCATATTTGGTATCACGAACTATATTATTTTCCACACTCTCATTCATTGGATACATAAAAGCACCATGTGTTGATGGATTACTTACGAAATCGAAAGCGATTAATTCAAAATCATCTTGTACTTCTTGTGCACCACTTTCCATCATAGTTTCAACTGAACCCATACCACGAGAACTTATACCTAACTTAATACCACTTTTAAATAACTCTTTTAAAATATTACCAGCTGGCGTTCCAAGAACTTCAACTGTTCCAACCAAATCATCACCATTCCAACTCATCTCTGTAATGTTATGAGATACATTAGCCAAATTAACAACAGAAGATTCTGGATGGTCAAGTTCTCCCATAGCTCTTTTCTGTCCAATAAAGTTTTCAAAATACTTCTTAGCCTCACGCATTAGTATCTCTTTAGGGTAAACCCTACCATTCTGATTTTTGGTGTCTGCTCTTTGTAGTACACCCTTAACAACTAACCTTCCGTTGTTTTCTCTCATAGACTCATTAATATGGTCTGCCTGTATTTCAAATGGTAAGTAATCTACTATTAATTGTTTCATTTTTTATCTCCAAAAAATCTTTCGTAATTTTCTTTTAGTATATGTGTCTTTGATTCCCTTATTGGTTTATATCGTTTTCCGTTGAATGTGATTGATTCTCCTCGTAATTTGTCTATTGCTTTATGAGCTTTTTTTATCGCTTCTTTAGCTTTGGCTATTCCTTCTTCATCACCTTCTTCTTGTGCAAATTCTAAGTCATCTTTAGCCCATTGTAGCTCGTCTCGTGCAAATTGCATTTCATCTTCGTCATAATCGCCATCAGACCTATCAGGTAATTCACCAACTGGAACATCACCAGCGGCTCCAATAGGATCTTCTGGTTCATCTTCGTATTGATCTGGAAATTGTTTTTTGTGTGCTGCTTTTTCTGCGTCAGCTATTTTACTTTGTAATCCTCTCACATGATCTTGTTTTCTATTTAAATATTCTTCTCTTTCATCATCATCCATCTTTTTTAACTTAGCTTTTTCAGCCCACTTTTCATCCTCAGAAGGATTTTGTATTTTTTCTAATTCATCAACCGCAGCATCAAAATCTTCATCACTCCAATCTTCAGGATCTTCATCTTCCCACCAAAGTGGGTATTTATGGTCTGACTTAAATCGAAATTCATCTTGGTCTGGTGCATCAGCAGCAAATCTCGCATCTCTATCCATATCATCAGCCTCATCGTCAGCTGCTCTATTTGCATCTCTATCGAAATCGCCACCACCTAACTTACCACCTGCATCTTTTTCACTATCACCTTTTGAATCAGCTGCTGACTTAACATACCTACCTTTATCATCTTTGGTAAACACATCAGCATTCTCATCATCTTCTTTACCTTTTAGTTTGTATTTACCATATCCAATATGAGAATACTTATCATCATCCTCTTCTTTAATGAATTCATGCATCATTTTTTTGTAGGATTCTAATATTTTCATTAGTCTTTCTCCATCATAATTTCGGTTCTAAGACTTTCCAATTGTTCTATCCATTGGCTAAGTCTCCTAATCATGTAATTCTTATCTATATCCTTTTTAGATATCTCAACCTGCCATCTTTTCAGCAAAGTAGAAATACTAAAAAGCGTGTCCATATAGGACTTCTTTTTATCCTCAAACGCCATAGTGACTCCAGTTATTGTAACTGACCTACTTTATTTGCTAGTTTTACTAACCTTTCACTTATTTTGTTTAAAGCTTTATGTGTATTCTTCCAATAGGATTGTGAATCCACTTTTAATTCATTTTTAAGACGAACATTCATCTTAACTAATCTATTCAGTTCATTAAGAGAATCTCTTATCTCTCTCATTGAACGACCAATTTTTTGTTTTGGAGTCATTGACTCATCATTTCTATAGTCGTGATACCTACCCTCATTCATAGTTTCTATTATAGTATTGTACAGCTTACCCCCTAAAGCTATTTCAGCACCAAATTTATGATTCCAAATAGTTCTGTAAGCTTCCATCATTCTTTTTATTGCAGCCTTTGATGGTCTAGAAGCAACAGCATCTGCTATTTTTTGAAATTTTTTAAGTTCCGATTGGAATGTTTTAATTTTAGCCTCATTTGATAAAGATGATTTATTCCCCCCATCCTTTGGGTGTGGTTTATATTTATGTTTTATACCTGCTTTAATAGAATTTTTAAGTGGTCCTTCAAAAGCCTTCATTACTTCTTTGGGGTCTTTACCATTTTTATTCACTAACTCATCTATAGCGTGAATATTATTAATGATTGCCTGAGAAATTCTCGCACCACCTTGATCTTTTGCTTTTCTGTAACCCTCATTGATAGATTCACTAACACTTCGTTCGTGGATAGCCTTGCCTTTGCTATTAACGATTTTAGATATGGTTCTATTCTTTACCAACTTCAGAAGTGTTGGAGCATCTAATGTTTTAGTATCCCTTTCGTTACCACTTCCATCAGGACGTAAATTGAATGTATTTATACCTTTCTTAACAACTACATAAGTTTTACCTGCTAATTGTTTATTCATTATTCTTTTATCAAAAGTAATTTTGGTATTCTTATCTATATCAGATGTCATATCTTTACCACCGAGAACTTTTTCATTTACGGATTCATTATACTTTTTATTTTTCAAAGTATCTTTCATCCATTCCGACAAATCATATATGTATTCTATATTTTTAATAACTTCTCTGTCATCTTGTTTTTTTAGAGCTTTAACAAGCTCTTTAGCAGCTAGTGGTAAATATCTACCACGTTTACCTATCTCTGAATATCCAGCAGAAGTTATTCCTTCATTAACCATATTGTATCCAGTAGAATTTGTAGATATATCTTTTTTCTTCTTCTTACCTTTGTTAGGACCACCCGTAAAAGCGTTTGGAGTTTGATAGCCAGGTGTAGCAGATGAAGTGGAAGCTTCTTCTACTTCTTTTTTGATTAATTTACGGACTATTTCTTTGAGCTTAGCTTGATTTGACATTTTTAAGTTCCTTTAAAAGTTCATAGTACCTCATCAGAGTAATTACGTGTTTATCTTCAACTATTCGACCTTTTAATAACTTATGTGACTGCTTGATAGCCTCTTTTAATTTTATTTTTGTAACTTTGTCATCGATACCCTTTAAAAACGATTGGAGTTGAGTTTTTACCTTTACGGATTCGGATTCGATAAACTCTTTTAGTGAATTTGTGTTAGAAATGTTGTTTATATACTCTTTAAGTAGATTTCTTTGTTCTTGACTCAAATTTTTGTATTTTTTGTTAAATTTTTCGACAAGAACAGTATATGCCAACAATCTCAAGTCTTTTTCTGACTTTTTATAGCTTTCCATCACAGATTTCTTCTTTTTTGCTGAAGAAATCTCTTTATTTGTGATATTTTCTATAATTGTGAACTTACTTTCTGTTTCTATAACAGGATTGGAGTTGGTTTGAGTTTCAAACAGTTTAAAAACAGAAGCATAGACTTTATAGTTAGGAATTCTAGCCATAAAGAACTGATTTACATCATAAGATTTACGAATTTCGTTTACTAAATTATATTTTTCCCTTTTTAGAGATTTTCTATTGATTTTTCTATAAGAACTGAGCACAGCATTGATTAAATGGTCTGCTTTGCTCTCAGTATTAAATTTTTCAGTAGTTAATATCTTATACAATCCATATTCTTTACCTAATTCTGTTTTAGGTGAAAAATAATTCTTTAAAATGGATACAGCTTTTCCATTTTTGTCATTCATTATATCAACCGTTATCTGTCTTGTAAGTAACTCAAAAAGAATACCAGTATTCTTAATTTTTGAGTGCTTTATTTTTGTATTCATTACCGACTCCAATCGTTTTTAGTATACTCTATATATAAATATACAATAATTTAATTTTTATTAGTATTTAGAGAAGAGACTTCTGTTTTATACTCACTTTCAACCTCACTACTCTCACTAATTAACTTTTTTTCCTGCATACTTAAATTTTTTAATAAATTTTCATAAGTATGTAGAGATTTTGGTGAGTAAGCCATCTTTTTATCATGTGCTCCTAACGGATCTCTACCCCTTACACCACTATCTTTACTATATTTATTAGCTTCTTTAGGCCTTCCAGCACCTGGCTGTCCACCTTCTTCCGAACCACCCTCATCTTCTAACTCATGACCAGTTCTTCCCATAGCCATATCTGATGGTGTACCCTGCGATTGTCCACTTTTAGCAGGATCGTTACCTTCCATTTCTATCTGTGAGCGTCTAAACTTAGTTTTGTAATCAAAAACTATCTGTTCGTCTTGTTCTTTTATTTGTTCATCATTAAAATTAAATATATTCTTATAAATCCATTCCGAAGATACTAATCCATCTTGTATCATAGAAGAAGCAAGTGATGTTTTGTTGTTCCACAACTCAATTTTTTCCTGTTCATAGATTGTGGATGGATTTGTAAGTTCTAAATCAAAGTTTACAAGCTCTTGGTCTCTAAAACCTTGAGCATATAGATGAACAACAGCGATTTTGTTTAACTCACTAACTACAATCCTCTGTATTCTTTCGATTGTTCTGGCAAACCTAACATCTTCAGCTGCTAATGTAGCCTTAGAACCCAATCCTTCCTCATATCCTAAGAAAGCCTTTGGTACTCTTAGAGATGCCAACATCTTATTCTTTAAATATTCAATATCTTCAACAGCTTCGTAAGTCAAACCAGCTAAACTTTCGATATTTGTTCCACTATCCCCACCTCTAACAGGTAAGAAGAAATCTTCTGTAAGGTTTTGTATGTTATATCGTAAGTTATAGTCACCTGTTTTCTCATCAATAACAGGAGCTTTCTTCATTTTGTTGATTGCCTGTTGCATAAAGTTATCAACTTCAGCAGGTGGTATGTTTCCAATATCTAATTTGAACACTCTTTTTTCAGGCGCCCTCATTATCCTATGGATTAACATAGCATCTTCCATAAGAGTCAATTGTTTCCAAACTTTTCTACCAGCTTCTAACATAGACCTACCATAAGGAACATAATTAGCATCAGATAACAATCTAAAATGAGCTACCTGATAGTTTTCTAATATGATATGTTCTGTTTGTTGAGCAGAATGTCTATGTGTAGTAGTACCACTATTAGGTGTAATTTGAAATTGTACCAATTGTGGGTTTGTCTCATCATGTCCTTCCAAACGAGCCACATCATAAGCAGATAATGGTACAACATTTGTAATACCATATTTATCCGTAACCTCTAATTGTAGAAAATGGTCTCCATACTTATTCATATTACGAATCCAAGGCCATAGATTAAATTCTATGTTTAAAATATCATAAAAAAGGTTATGTAATATATCATGTATTTGATTATTATCTGTTTTAACGGCTAGTACATTACCATATTCATTTTTCATTGTTGATTCATCGGAGTAAATGTCTAATGCAGAAGCAACAATTGAATCTGTATCCATAGATTCGTAGTCTCTAAACAGCCCTAACCGCAATTGTTGTGCATATAACTGATCGTTATATCCCATTTGTTGCATATTAGAATACAACTTTTGATATCTATCCACTAAATTATTTCTAGCTTTAGATTGAAGTTGACCTGTATCCATTATTTTTAATTTTCTACCACCTACATTACGAACTATTGTATTCGTAGAAAATAATCGTTTTAGTCTTGAAAATAAATCTTTATCAGCCATAATTTTACCTCTTATTTAATAAGCCATTCTAAGTTTTCTTTCTCACCATTAACATCCCACTCCCAACTGTTATTTTCTTTAGTTGGCTTTTGAGGTATTAATTGTGAAGCAACTCCACTTAAAGTTCTTCTAGTTAATTCTATACCTTCTGCTCTCAACCTTAATGCAGTATCTCTTATCCATAAAGTTAAAGCAAAACTCATCACTAAATCATCATTGTAACCCTGCATAGCTTCGGCTTTATTGTTATTATATATAAATACAAAAAGTTCATCAATTAATCGATTTGAACGAACAATTACCGACTTTTCTCTAAAATATTCCTCTAATTTAGCGATTACCAATGGTCGGGTTTTTGCTGTCATAGAAAAACCAGCTACCATATTTCGATCTTGTGTTCTATATCTATTGTTTATTTGATGTTCGGTATCCACATATTTTAAATCTTTACTCATATAAAATAAGTTTTCATATCCTCTATCAATACATTGTTGCAGTGCAGCCCATCCAATGTTATTGTTTTCAACAACCAATAGGGCATTATTATATTCCGTAGCAGTATTGACTAGTAAATTACCAAAATCTTTTGTAGATATTCTACCTTTATATTCTGCTACTTGTTCCATAGATTCTATTTCCATAACATGAAATGCGGAATAATCTGTACCATCACCTCTACTAACATCAGCACACAATATATAATCTTTAGTATAATTAGCAGGCTGCCATACCCAAAAGTTGCTATCTATTCCTCTTTTTTCTAAAGGATCTTGAATATGCTTTTCTCTATATTCTTCTAGTATAATACCATCAACAACAGTTTGTCCAGAAGTAATAAAGTCACAATCACATTCTTGTGCAGCTAATGAAGGACCTAATAGTTTATCTTGTTCTAATCTCCAACTTTCATTTCTGTCGGGATGTAAATTCCAATGTAGTTTAATAAAATTCCAATCATTTGTTCCATCTTCTGCTCCAACCCAAGTTTTGTGAAACCAATTACCAACACCATTTGGTGTGGATAGTGCAATACATTTTCCACCTGTAGATAATGTCTGTGAAGCAGCAGCCCATATTGGCTCAATCTTATCGATGAAAGCAGCCTCATCCAATATCAGTAGAGACAGAGCTTCTGATCTACCAGCCTCTTCTCCACTAGCAACTGCTTTTACCTGAGAACCATTATTATATCTCAGAGATAGTTTATTATCTTCTGTGCATTTCTGTTTCAACCAAGAAGGTAAGTTGGCGTGCATTACTCTTACTTTAGTAACTAAATTTTTAGCAGTATCTTGTTTGGTAGCAATTACCAATATGTTTTTGTCACTATGAAATGTCATCATCCATAAAGAATACCCAGCAGTTAATGTTGATAATCCTAACTGACGAGCTTTTAGTATAATGTTAAACCTATGATCCTCAAAGGTTTGTAATGATTTCTCCTGATACTCATAAAGATGAAAAGGAACTTTACCCTTCATAGGGTGCTGAACAACACAATACTTTTTCATAAAGTATACAGGATCTTTAGCACACATAAGGTACTGTTTTTTGATTACATCTTTTAATGGAGCAGGTTTCATTATATTTTTCCTAAAATAAATCCAATACCTAACCAAAGATATTGGTTTTCATACCATTTTGGTTCAACTAATTTTACTAACTTCTCATTCATTTTATCACGAGCTTTTAATAAATTAATTTGAGAGTCTTTAGCCTCAATTAATAGTGAATCAACATTTGAAGATTCTTCTAATTTTTCTATTAAATTTTCACAGTCACTAATTACCACTTTTTGTGATTCTATAAGTGAATCGGCTTTTGCTAGTTTTCCTTCCCATTGAGCATCACGAGCTTTTATCATCTCCAAAGCTTCTGCTTCCGTAAAGGTTGTTTGTGCTAACAAAGGTGTTAGTAGTAATATCCAAAGGTATCTCATTATTTACTCTTTGCAAATTTTCTTAAAAAATCTTCTGCTGATTCAACTTCGTCATTTTCATAAACTTCTTCCATCTTCTTAGTTTTCTTTTTAGATATGGTAAGTTTTCTTTTCATATTACCAATCTCTTTTTTAGATGCACTTTTAGCTTCCTCTAATTCTTTGATTTGTTTTTCAACTTTCTTTTCTTCTTTTTTGTTTTCTTCGATTACTTTTTTAAGTTTCTGAACCTCTTTACTTTTTATTTGTTTAGCTGCAAAAAGTCCACCGATTAATCCAAAAAATCCTAATATAACTTTCCAAAGTTTCATTCCTCATTCTCCAATTCTTTAAGGGTTTTATTAAATTTTTCTAATGCTTCATCCGCCATCAATTGTATTTGAGTGGTGTCTACATCCCATTGTTCCTTTTCCAATTCAGGTGTATTTACACCGACATTGTTATACCATTCAGGTGCTTTCATATCTCTCCACTCTTCAATTGCCTGTATCTGTTCTTTTATAAAAGCTATTTTATTATCTCTAATTTTTTTCTTTTCCCACTCTGCATATTCACCAGAAATTCTAAGTTTGTTTTCAAATTTACTCTGACAATCAAAACAATGTCCATAAAGTCTCCACATCTTATCGTCTAATCTTTTATTCATTACTTTATCACAAGCTTTACAAAATAATGGCATTCTAGCTTCTTGCATCAATTCGGTCATTTTACTGATACTATCGGTTTTATTTTCTTTCTTGCCTTCGTAACCAACCATTATTCTTTTATCGGGTGTTTTTCCTTGAAGTAAATCTCCTAATACTTTGTTTTGTCTTTCTGCTTCTTTACTATATCCCATTATAACTCCTATACGAATTTTAACATTCCTAATATTTGGTTTGCTGGTGCAAATGCTCCAGTATACTTATACAATTTACCCTTAAACATAAATGTAATACCTTCACTTGGTACAACAGCATCTAACCCACCAATAGCATTTAATCTATCCAATTGTGTTTTTAATGTATTTAATACCTTTGGATCTTTAGATTTTTTAACTTTATTAATAGCACTAGCCAAATCCCTTTTCATTTTTTGTGCAGCATCAGATGGATTAGCAGCTATAAAATCTTTAAGGTTAGAAAGTATCTCAGCACCCAATTCAAAGAAAAGAACTTCCCAATCTCTGATATGTTGTTTTTG